GAAAGGCGAGGTCTGCAACCGGAAGTTGTGTGTTGGTGATCTTGGTCCCGGAGGAGCTATTGAGCACATGTGCCCGAGATGTAAACAACTATGCCGGATTAAAAAATTACCATATTAAGCAATGAAAAATAATATCATACTCAGAAGTCCTAAGAGACTCCAATTATACAAAAGGGAGAATTAGGACTATGAGCGACAGAACAAGTTATGGGGATATTTCCCCAAGAACCGCAGGCAAGGCGATGAAACGACTCCTGAAAAGGGGGCAGCATTTGATGGTTGTAGAACGTTTCGGCCAGAAAGACCCGCTCCGCAAGAATAGTACCAAAACCGTTAAATGGAGAAGGTACAATTCACTGGCAAGAGCATCTGCACCGTTGGCCGAGGGCGTAACTCCCAAGGGAAAACGCCTGACTTACACGGATGTCAATGCGACGCTTGAGCAATTCGGAGACTTGCTTGAAATTACAGACGTTATTTCGGATACCCACGAAGATCCTATCTTTCAGGAATCCATGGATCTCTGTGGTGAACAGGCGGCTGAAACCGTTGAAGAGTTAAGAATTGCGGTGTTAAAATCTGGCACCAATGTATTTTACGCAAATGGTGTTACGGCAAGGGCTTCCGTTAATTCTCCGCCCACCCGGGGAGACTTCAGGAAGATTTACCGTTCCTTCAAAAAGAACAAAGCCAGGGAGATTTCACAGATTATCCGGGCTACCGACAAAGTTTCCACGGAACCGGTTGAACCCGCTTATTTCTGCATGGGACACACTGACCTGAAAGCCGACCTTCGGGACATTTCAGGTTTTATCCCGGTTGCCAATTATTCCGAATCAATGAAGGGCTTGCCCGGTGAAGTCGGGAGCCTGGAAGAGTTCAGGATTATTCTGACACCGATGTTTGAACCTTGGGAGACTGCCGGTGCATCCGGTACCACTTACCTGTCTGGTGGCGTTGAGGTTTCTGTGGCGGCTCAATGTGACGTATATCCTCTGATATTTGTTGCCAGGGATGCTTACGGGATTGTTCCATTGCAGGGGTTTGAGGCGGTTATTCCCTATGTAATCAATCCAGACAAGCCGACCAAGAGTGATCCGCTGGCACAGTTAGGTTATGTGGCGTGGAAAACCTATCAGACCGCAGCGATTTTGAATAACAACTGGTGTTCTCGTTTGGAGGTCAGTGCGACATCTTCTCCATCATAGATAAATAATTAATTTTATTAAATAATTAACCTTTTAAAAAAGGAAAAATAAATGAGACGTATAGGTGGAGTATTTAATGGAACAGGTGCAGACCTTTATCTTGGTATTGGATTTGTACCGGATTGGGTGACTATTTGGAACTTGGAAGGCACCCAAGTTATAAGACTTGACTGGAATATTGGTATGATGAGATCAGCCGAAATTGTTGAGGGTATTCAGTTTACCGGGGCTGATGTTGCAGCCGCAGCCCTCACAAAAGGTACTGGCCTTCTGCCTTACTTTGGCGGTGATATGCTCACTGCAACCCAAGCCGGGATCGTAACCTATGGCGAAGGCGTTTATCTGAAATGGGATAATGTTGATTACCGCCATTACAGCGGAAACTCTCCCCATTGTTTGGGTGATGCTGTGGCTGTTGATATTGATTCGTGGATTCTGGACACTGCAGCCAATAACACCGGTCATTTCAACGAGGATGTGGCTGGAACGTATGTCGGTGAAGGTTCAAAGATCATCATTGACGGAAAGGTGTACACCATTGTTGCCTTGACTGCGACTGAGGGCGAAGCGGCCGATGAAGTTACCTTGAGCCACAGCGTGAAGTCCGGCGACGTTCAATTTATTGGTGGTATGTATTCTATGAAACCCATGATTGAGGGTGAAGTGACCTCTGAGGGTTTTCTTATCAGCAATACTACTGTCAATGTTAATGATGCAACATGCTCGTTTGAAGCTGGTAAGTATGATAATTGATTAATTGAGTTTATAGAATTTCAATAGAGAATCACAAAACCACAAAAAGGAGAGCTTCAAGGTGGAAAATCAAAAAGTGAAAGCTAAAGAAACAGAAAAACAGGAATTTGAAAAATATTTCAAGGTACTATTCAGCGAGAAAACATCAACCAATGATACCGATGATGTTGAACTGTCGGTGAATGGTGAAACCTTGGTAATTCAACGTGGTATTGATGTCATTATTCCTGGTCGGTTTAAAATCTGCGCCGATAATGCAACGTATCAGCAGTTTACGCAGGTACCAGGCAAGCCGAGGAAATTGTGTGGAACAATCAAAAGGTACCCGTATCAATTGCTCGGCGAGGCCAGCAAGAAGGATTTTCTTGATATGAAACAGACGGGAGACCAACAGACCAAGGCTCACATTGCCAAGTTTGGCTTTGACGGTGTTCCTGAAGGGAGTTAGGCGTGGCGTTATCAGGATCGTACGATTTCGGCTTGACTGCCGAGAATATAATCACCGAGGCCCTTGAGCTGCTCGGGATTTACGTTACGGGCGGAACCGTGATTGATACACATAAGGCTTCGTGTCTGAGAACCCTGGAGATGCTAATTAAGGCATGGGCCGCCGATGGCGTTGGCCTTTGGACACTTAAAGAGGCTGCATTGTTTCTGGCGTATGGGGAGTATGAATATTCTCTTGGTCCGTCCGGGGATCATTGTACCTCGTCTTGGGTAAAGACCGAAGTTGCGGTTGCAGCCTCTTCCGGGGCTTCAACCGTTACCGTTGATTCCGATACTGGCATTTCGGATAGTGATTATATCGGTATTGAGTTGGAAGATGGGACATTGCAATGGACTATAATTAATGGTGCGCCAGCAGCCAATGTGGTAACCTTGACGGATTCTTTGACTGATGACGTTTCGGTGGATAGTCATGTTTATTGTTATTCAGATAAACTGCAAAAGCCTTTGCGGATCACCGAGGCCCGGATCAGGGTTGAGGGGGACGACGATAATGACGACTGTACGGAAACGGTCTTGAGCATTAAGCACCGGAACCAATATATGACGATATCGGATAAAGAGGCCACTGGGACTGCGGATTTGATCTACTATCAGCCGGAGTTGACTGATGGAAAACTGCGGGTTTATCCGGCCTGCGATAATGTTCAGAATTATATTAAATTTACTGCGAAAATTCCGATTCAGGATTTTGACGACGCCGCAAATTCACCCGATCTGCCAACTGAATGGCTTTTAGCACTTTCATGGAATCTTGCAATTTTAATTAGTCCGAAATTCGGCAAAACGGTAACACCGGATTTTGAAGCTAAAGCTCTTGTTTTTAAGCGGAATGTTGCTCTGTTTGACAGGGAGAGGCAACCAATCGGTATAAGCGGTTGAAACAGATAGCGAGGCTTTAATTCTTGACTATTTTGCAATAATTTTGATATGATACCTTCAATCCAAAAAAAAACAAACCCGGTTAGAGAGTCGGTCTCTACCGGGTTCAATTCACACAAATAATTGAAAAGGAATTATCCGCATGACTGAACAGTTACCTACCAAATTTTTTTCCAAAAGTCAAGATTTCAGAATGTCCACGGTTGAAATTGCCAAACTTACGGGCAAACGACATGATAATGTTTTGGCAGATACTCGTAAAATGCTTGTTGAATTATATGGAGAAGTTGGTCTCCTGAAATATCAGGTGACCTATAAAGATATTCAAAACAAAACTCACACATGCTATTCTCTCCCCAAAAACGACATTTTAACTTTGGTTTCCGGTTATTCGATCCCACTTAGAGCAAAAATAATCAGGAGATTGGACGACCTGGAGTCCGGAAAGCAATTTTTAGACCCTGAAAAACAACTAAGCATGGAAATGTCTGTTATTAACCAAGTATCTGAACGTCTCAAAATAAATGATGTTTCATATCTTGGCCTTGTCAAAAACGCATTGACAAATCACGGCCTACCCACAAACATTCTCCCGGATTATACCTCAACCCGTATCACATTCTCAGCCAAAGATCTTCTAAAGAAAATTGGAAGCAATATGTCATCAGTTGCTTTCAACAAGCTGATGGTATCTCAAAATCTACTTGAAGAAAAGACCCGTACAGGCTCGAAAGGGAAAATCAAAAAGTTCAAGGCCCTGACCGAATCCGGCTTAAAATACGGGGAAAACTTCTCAAGTCCATCGAGCCCGAACCAAGTACAACCGAGATATTTTGAAGATAGCTTCCAGGATTTATTTGACATTGTTAACAGCTAATAAAAAAACAAACCGGTATCTTAATAAAGGTGCCGGTTCAAATTTCAAAGGTGCCAATAATGGTCACAACCGAAGAACGAGAATCTATAATCAATGAGGCAGTCGAAAAAGCCCTTTTGCTTCTGCCGGAGACAGTCGGCAACCTCATGGCCAACCAGGCGGCCTTACATAAAATGAACCGTGAATTTTACGAGAAATACCCCGAGTTCAAAGATCACAGAAAAGCCGTAGCCTCTGCCATTGAAATGGTCGAAGGGAAACACTCTTTAGCCTCATACGATAAGATTTTAGAAAAAGCAGTTCCCGAAATCCGCAAACGAATCAATACGCTTTCAAGCTTGGACACGGACACCGTAACAACCAATCCGAACCGGCAATTTGAACCATTGGATTCGCCAAAGATAAATCCCAACGGAGTCATTTAATGTCAAGCCGTCCTCTATTCAACATCGGCCCCGCAGAGCTGTCACGAGGTCTGCGTCCCTCTAAGCGAATGCCCCGGAATTCCAAGTTTTTGACTACGTGCAATGGCAGTGTAGGGATTGACGGGGTTCTATGCTCATTGGATGAAATCACGCGAATCTCGACATCTGCTATCACGGACGGGTTTCCGTATCCTCAAATTTTTGTAT